AAAATAAACCAATCCCAACACAACCTAACGAATTCTAGCTCAATCGCTCGAAACTTTTGCTTTCAAACTCTCGGAAACAAACTTTCGGTTTACTCGAACTCCAGGCACAGCCGAACACTTGTGAGCTCTCGCATAGAGATAAGCAAGATAACCATGGCAGGAGAATGGACTTTTGTTGTTGACAGGCGCGAACGAAGGCTCACTGATGAGCAGAAGATATTACGCGCACAGCGTAAATTTTACGCAAAGCATCGTGTGTATGATGCAAAGCGTGCTCGGGAACATAATGCACGCTTACTTAAGATGTCATTACCTGAACTTGAAATAGCAACTAATGCTAAAACAAAGATCGACGTGACCAGAGATCGCAATGACGAGGTAATGTTACATACGGTGGTCAAGCCAACCAAGGCGAAAGCTCAAGCCCTAAGCGTAAAAAGGGTTTACTCCAAGTTCACCGAAGTGGACGTTAGCAAGTTTGCTAAGATTCTCATAGACCAGTGTGCTGCCCACAAAATAGTGGTTGAATTTATTGGAAAACATAAGAAGAAGCGCACCACTCTAAGGCCGTTCTATTTTGGAACAAAAGTTCTTCTTAAACACAACACCAGGCACGAAGCTGGCCAAATGGTACGCAATGATAGTCCACTGAGGGGTGCAGATTATGAATTTCTACACCAAATTGTCAATCAGTATGACATAGTCACTGCAAGTGAGCTTGGGAACTTTGCACATGGATCGAGTGGAGTTTTGTTCGAACATCCTGATTCTGCTGAACTGTTCTCCATTCGTGGTCGCTGTAGCGGGCAACTGGTTAACGCACTCATACCGACACATGGGCACCTATCCCTAATTGATCATTACGCATCAGAGGAGGTAAACGCTCGTGATTTCTGGCGTGGTTACACAGATTTATATTGTCGACAGAGACGTGAAGCGCACGACCACAAAGATCACATAGCGCAAATTCCAGTCGAAACATGTGGACGTCTTGCCGCAATCATGGAACACGTGTTAAGACAATCATATAAGATCACGTGTGGACTTTGTTCTCATACATTCGATGAGGAAAGTGATGTGAGCGTTTGTGAGCGAATCCACGATGCAATCAAACGCATTGAAGAACAGAACAGGTTATTGTTAGCGTCTGATCCAGCATTGAGAACAAGTCTGCAAGCCCTCGAGACAGTAACAACATTCACAACTATCCACCACACAGCTTGTCTAGAAGTAATGAAAACGTTAGATCCAACATTACCAACGCCAGCAAATCGCCTAGTAGACATTGCTAAAAAGTTGATGCAACTTAAAGTCCACGATGGTGAAGCTATGAAAGAGATTGGTGACAATTTGCTCGAAGTCACTCGGTGGTATGCAAAGCGAAGTAAGTTGAGTGAAAAGGATGAAATCGCCACGTTCAAGAACAAGGTACCACCACGTGGAGTTGTTGGCAACGTATTAACTTGTGATAATCAGCTAGACAAGAATGGAAATTTCCTGTGGGGTCAACGAGCATATCATGCGAAGCGGTTTTTGTCAAACTATTATGAAATCGTGGATCCTACGGATGGTTATGATAAACATGTGATTCGAAAGTCACCATACACTCAACGGCATCTTGCAATCGGAAAACTTGTTGTGACAATGGACCTAGCTAAAATGAGGGAAAGAATGAGAGGACTGCCAATCAAACCGCTAAACATAACTCAGTCATGCATAAGTAAACTAAACGGTAACATTGTTTACCCCTGTAGTTGTGTAACACAAGAGAGCGGAAAAGCACTATGGAGTGAGTTCACAATGCCAACTAAGGAACACATTTCACTTGGGAACGCAATGGATCCGCAATTGGTCGACATGCCCCGAACAGACCCACCACAAATGTATATAGTGAAGGATGGCTATTGTTACTTGAACATTTTCCTTGCGATGCTAATTTATGTGAATGAAGAAGATGCAAAAAGTTTCACTAAGTTTATACGTGATAGAATCCAACCAATGTTGCGAGAATGGCCAACTTTGCAAGACGTAGCCACAGCGTGTTATTTGACATCAACGTTCTACCCTGAGACAATGCAGGCAGAAATCCCTAAAATTTTAATTGATCATGAGAGCAAAACTGCGCATGTACTAGACACATTTGGTTCCTTGACGACTAATTATCACGTGTTGAAGGCAAACACAGTTGCGCAACTGGTACGATTTGCGTATAACGATTTAGAAAGCGAGATGAAAGGGTATGTCGTAGGTGGGGCCTTCAAACAAAACTCGATTGTCCACCTACTTGAAGCTTTGATCAAGGGGATATTTAATGTCAAAGTCATGGAAGAGATAATACGCGAGGAGCCTTTTCTGTTGTTTTTGTCAATTGCCTCACCATGTGTGATTATGAATATGTACAACAACGCGAATTTTGAGAGAGCTATGCGATATTATTCGACCAGAAACATGCATTTAGCTAGTCTTTTTGCAATGATGGAAGCGTTGTCGCAAAAGGTAAGCGCAGCAGAGATTTTATCTGAACAGTTAACAATACTCGAAACAGCAGCTGGTGAGATTCATGCACGTATGGCTGGTTCCTTCCAAAACGATCCACTTGCATTGTATGTGCGCCATCACTTATTGGTTATGATGAACCGAGCTGATATGAATGCTCAGCTAAGAGAGGAGGGCCACACATTGTTTGACACGAAGACATACGAAATGATCGAGAAAAAATACGCAAACGACATTCAAGCTGCTTGGCACGCGCTCGGCTTTGTTGGAAAATTATCAGCGCTGCGACAGTTGTGTGCTATCAAGAAAGCAAGAGCAAAATGTTTAAAACCAATGGCAAAAGCAGATTTAGGCGGAATTTACAATATATCTCCAATGCTATTGGTTTCAGAGTGTCACGAGAAACTTCGCACACCGATCAAATATATTTCTCAGAAACTCCAGAATGGATATATTTCAACAAAGCATGCACTGCGAGGAGGAATTATTCGAACAGCATACCGATGTCTACCAGATATTTTCACAATGGTTAGAGTTTCATTGGCAATGAGTGTTACAGTTTCAATGCTATATACAATTTGCGCTACAGGAACTGAGTATAAGAAGTATAAGCGCGAAGCGTTGAGAGCTAAGATTGAAAATGAGGAGGAAATAGTGCGAGGCCTGCACACACAATTCATGAAAGATACGGAATGGCAAGGGACAGAAGAGGAGTTCATAGCATACATTGATCGTAAACATCCCGACTTTCTCACAAGAACAATGGTTATGTTACGGGATGAAGTGGAGCACCAAAAGAAGGGTTCAACGGAATTACAGCTCGAACAGGCAATAGCTTTTGCAACTCTTCTCACAATGTTGTTTGATGCAGACAGGAGTGATGCTGTATTCCGAATATTACAGAAAATTCGCAGTTGTACCCAGATTATTGGAACAACGGTTGAGCATCAAGGGACTCAAGTGGATGAACCACTAGATATGGAGAAACTTAAAAACCTTACAGTCGATTTCGAAGTGAAACAGGAAATAGCGCCTCGCATCGCAAACCACGACACCACATTTGAAAAATGGTGGAGCACACAAATAACACAGGGCCGCACTACAACACATTACAGAATAAAGGCGAGTTCATTGAATTTAGTCGGAAAAATGCTGCAGAGGTATGTCACAAAATTGCACATTCGAGCACAGCACGGCATTTTACTAGTGAAAGGTAATGTAGGATCAGGTAAATCAACTGGCATACCAAATTACCTATGTTCCAGGGGAAAAGTTTTGATGTTAGAACCAACAAGACCGCTCACGGAAAATGTGTTTCAACAACTGCACAATGAACCATGGTGTCTTGATCCGAGCATGCAAATGCGTGGTAAGAGTGTTTTTGGTTCAACTCCAATTAGTGTGATGACAACAGGGTTTGCACTACATTTATTTGCAAATAATGTTACGCGACTGGAAGAATTCAAGTTCATAATTTTTGATGAATGCCACGTACTTGATGCTAATGCAATGGCTTTTTACTGTTTACTCGAGGAATACAACTACTCAGGGAAAATTCTTTCCGTGTCTGCCACACCACCTGGGAAAGAAACTGAATTTGAAACAGAGAAACCAGTTGATTTGCGCATTTTTGAGGATGTCTCTTTTGATTCATTCGTCAATGAGCAAGGCTCAGGCTCWAAGTTAGACGCAACCGCCGTGTGTGACTCAATACTTGTCTATGTCGCCAGTTACAACGAAGTGGACTCTTTGAGTAATCGATTGCTAGAAAGGGGTTTTAGTGTGACAAAAGTTGACGGAAGAACCATGAGCAATGTTAAGAGCAATAAAAATCCACTAGCAACAGCAATTCATGATGGAAGTATTAAAATTAGTGGCAATAACTCCGTGAATGGGAAAAAGCACTTCATAGTAGCTACAAATATCATAGAGAACGGGGTTACATTAAATGTTGATGGAGTTGTTGATTTTGGAACGAAAGTGGTCGCTGATCTTGACGTTGACAGCCGAGCCATCACTTACAACAAAGTGTCAATATCATATGGTGAACGAGTGCAACGACTTGGGCGAGTTGGTCGGTTTAAGAAAGGATACGCATTCCGAATTGGAACTACACAAAAGGGAATTGTAGACGTGCCATCAATGACAGCAACAGAGGCAGCGTTTCTTTGTTTTGCATATGGCCTGCCTGTCATTACACACAATGTATCAACCACTCACCTTGCGAACGTGACTAGTTTACAAGCTAGAACTATGCTTCAATTTGAATTACCCATCTTTGTCATGAGTGAACTTGTAAAGTATGATGGACAYATGCACCCAACGATTCACAAAATTCTCACACCGTATAAGCTCAGGGATTCGTCAATTACTTTGCGCGAAACGGCCCTTCCACAAAACGCTGGTGATGTTTGGATCGATGTTCAGAATTACAAAAAGATGGGTTTCCGACTCGATTTGGCTGATGACATTAAAATTCCATATTTCGTGCATGGTGTGAGTAACGATGTATACAAGCAAATTTGGGAGGCTGTTAAAATTTTTAGATCTACTTGCTGCATGCGTCGAATGACAAGCTCCTGCGCTGGGAAAATTGCTTACACACTGCAAATCGACAATCATGCAATACCACGAACGTTAGCAATCATTGACGGCTTGATACGTGACGAGCGAACTAAACATAATCATTTCTTGAGCATGTCATCTAATTCAACTTCATCATATAACTTCACATTGAATGGAATTGTTGACATGCTAAGGAGTAGATACATGAGGGATCATAGTCTCGAAAATATCCAAAAACTGGAGATGGTTAAAAATCAAGTCATTGAATTCGATAACGCAAAAATTAGCTATGAAGATGTTGATAAAATCAAAAACTTTGGGTCACTTCAAACTGTCATTCATGAAACAAGAGAGGGTGTTGCCAAAGAGATTGGATTACAAGATTGTTGGTCAAAGGAATTAATGTGTAAAGACGGTCTCATAGCTTTCGGAGTTATGATTGGTGGAATTCTGATTGGGTGGAAGTGTTTCAATTATTACTTCCAAATGGACGTTGAACACCAAGCAAAGTCAAAACGCTCAAAGCAGAAGCTCAGATTTAGAGACGCACGTGACAGGAAGCTTGGGCGAGAAGTTTATGGAGATGACGCAACTATGGAGAAATACTTTGGTGAAGCGTACACAAAGAAAGCGAAGAAAGGGAACAAGACACATGGTATGGGAGCTAAAACTAGACGTTTTTGTCATGTGTATGGTGTGGACCCAACAGAGTATGACATGATTCGGTTTGTCGACCCATTGACAGGCATTACACTTGATGATACAACACAACCGGATATGGAGTTAGTACAGGAGCATTTCCAAGCTGTGCGAAATCAACTCATACTAGATGACCAGTTAGATAAACAACATTTGTACACAGCGAAAACTATTCATGCATACTTCATCAAACATGGAACCCGAAGTGCTCTAAGATTGGACCTAACGCAGCATGTCCCCACATTGTTGTGTCAGAAATCTAATGCAATAGCTGGCTTTCCAGAACGTGAGGGAGAATTACGACAAACAGGAACTCCAATTACAATCGATAAGGACGCGGTTCCAAAACCAAACGAAGCTGACGTCGAACATGAAGGTGTGGCAACACTGCAAGGTATAGCAAATTACAACCCAATCTCAAACAATATTTGCATCCTGCGGAATGAATCTGACGGTCGAACTGATGAAATGCATGGAATTGGGCATGGACCGTATGTCATTGCACCTAGCCACTTTTTCACAAGAAACAATGGTAGCTTGTCAATTCGATCAGTGCGTGGCCTGTACAAAATCGAAAACACATGCAACTTGCGAATTATGCCCGTAGAGAATCGTGACATAGTGATTATTCGATTGCCAAAGGACCATCCACCCTTTACACATTCGATCCAGTTTGAAGAGCCATGTAAAGATGACAAAGTTGTAATGTTAGGCATGAATTTCCAAAATGGAAGAAATATACAAGAGTTCTCGGATAGCTCCATAATAGTCCAGCAAAATGAAAGTTTTTGGAAGCATTGGATCGCAACTAAAGCTGGCTATTGTGGACTTCCACTGGTGAGCACTCGCACAAAGGCGGTTGTAGGAATTCATAGCCTACGAGCCACAGATGACAGCGTAAACTACTTTACGTCTGTGAATCGACACTTGAAAGACGCATTACAACTAAACATCGACACGTTGAAGTGGATTAAAGGCTGGAAGTACAACACAAAGCTATTATCGTGGGATGGAATGCATTTGAAAACATCAAAGCCAAGCGCAGCATTTAACACAATAAAGGAAGTGAGGGTTGTGAATGAGAATATGCACAATGTAAGCGAAGACACGTGGCTAACCCGCCAGCTCAAAGAAAATTTGCTCGTTGTTGGAAAATTGCCAGGTAATCTTGTCACAAAGCATGTTGTCAAAGGAAAATGTCAGTTATTTCAACTCTATCTGAACTGCAATGAAGAAGCTAATGCATTTTTTAAGCCATTGTTGGGACATTATGGAAAGAGCAAACTCAACAGAGAAGCGTTCATCAAGGATTTCACCAAGTACGACAAGCCGATTTTGGTAGGAAGCGTCCAAACAAATGAATTTGAAATTGCACTTAAAGATGTTATCAGAATGTTACACTCATTGGGCATGAAAGACTGTAATTATGTCACAATCGCACATGAAATCTTTGACTCAATGAATATGAAAGCTGCAGTTGGCGCATTGTATGCTGGAAAGAAGCGAGAATTCTTCAAGGACTGGTCGGATGGAGATAAAGAGAATTTGTTGGAAAATTCATGTAGTAGACTTTTCACTGGTAAGATTGGCGTTTGGAATGGTTCATTGAAGGCGGAATTAAGACCGACTGAAAAGTTAATCGCAAATAAAACGAGAACATTCACTGCAGCTCCTTTAGAAACATTGTTGGGTGGAAAGGTATGTGTCGATGATTTCAATAATCAATTCTATTCAAACCACCTTAAGGGACCATGGACAGTTGGCATTTCAAAGTTTTATAGAGGATGGGACAAACTCTTACGCGCGTTACCAGACGGTTGGATTTATTGTGATGCAGATGGATCGCAGTTTGATAGTTCATTAACACCATTTTTGTTGAATGCAGTACTACGAATTAGACTCGCATGTATGGAAGAGTGGGAGATTGGAGAGCAAATGTTGAGAAATTTGTATACTGAAATTGTTTATACGCCAATCGCAACACCGGATGGGAGCATTATAAAGAAACACAAAGGCAACAATAGTGGACAGCCATCAACAGTCGTGGACAATACACTCATGTTGATACTTGCATTCACTTACACCATGCGAGTGAACAACATCAGCGCGGTAGAACAAAATAACATAATACGCATGTATGGAAATGGTGATGATTTGTTAATTGCAGTGCATCCGGACTTTCAGCACATTCTTGATACAATGGGAAAGCACTTCGCTGATTTGGGGTTAAACTTTGACTTTTCAAGCCGCACAACGAACAAAGAGGATTTATGGTTTATGTCACATAAGGGCGTTTTAATTAATGAAGTGTACATACCAAAACTTGAGAAGGAGAGAATCGTAGCAATTCTTGAATGGGATAGAAGCACTGAACCGGAACATCGTTTATCTGCTATCTGTGCAGCAATCATTGAATCATGGGGTTATGATGATCTAACGCAACATATTCGAAAGTTTTATCAATGGGTGTTAGATCAGGAGCCATACAAAGGGCTAGCACTACAAGGGAAAGCCCCGTATTTGTCTGAGAGTGCTTTAAAAAGATTGTACTTGGATACTGCCGTCCAGGATTCTGAGCTGTTTGAGTATTACAGAGCAATATATGCAGATTTAGAACAACAACAGGACGATGTACTAGAGGTCGAACATCAAGCTACTGAAGATGCCGGTGTCAACGCTGATGACGACAAGGCAAAGAAGATAGATGCGAAAGATGGCAACAGAAGCGCTGGAGAAGCTAAAGACAGAGGGAGTACATCAATTGAAAGAGTTGATAACCCAAGTGGACAAGAGGTAACGCCTGCAGAGAAGGATGTCGATACAGGAACAGTTGGTAAATTCACGATTCCAAAATTAAAGAAAGTCTCACCAAAAATGCGGCTACCAAAAGTTGGAGACAAAACATTATTGAACGTCGAGCACCTGATAACATATGAACCGGACCAACGCGACATTTCAAACACAAGAGCAACACATTCACAGTTCAAGCAGTGGTACGAGCAAGTCAAGAAAGAATATGATGTTAGCGACGATCAAATGCAAATTATTCTCAATGGTTTTATGGTTTGGGCTATTGAGAATGGAACATCACCAAACATCAACGGGTATTGGGTAATGATGGATGATCAAGAACAAGTAGAATACCCACTCAAACCAATTGTGGAGCACGCCAAACCCACATTGCGTCAGTGCATGATGCATTTCAGTGATGCAGCAGAAGCATACATAGAAATGAGAAATCTTAAGCAACCGTACATGCCCAGATACGGTTTACTCAGAAACTTAAATGATAAAAGTCTCGCACGATTTGCATTTGATTTCTATGAAGTAACTTCACGAACACCAAATCGAGCACGAGAGGCTCATGCACAAATGAAAGCAGCATCAATCCGCGGAGGAACGAATAATTTATTTGGATTAGATGGAAATGTTGGCGAAGATTCTGAGAACACGGAGAGACACGTGGCAACAGATGTGAACAAAAATACGCACTCTTATCGCGGTGCGCAAATTTAGATTCACTGGTCTCTCTATACAATTAAATAAATAAACGCCACCAACTGGGAGGCACTAGTAATATAAGTCGGTCTGCACCTTTCCGAGTGATGTTTTACATCCTGTCATACTAGTTGCAATGCTGTTCTCAGTTACCAACTGGTGCACCTGAAAGGTCGTGTTTACTAGTAGCATCAAACCCATTTAAACTAGTGTGGTTTTACCATTATGTTTATTTGGGCGCGAT